GGTGTTGGTACGCAGGAAGGCAGGCAAGCCAGCCGTCTGACGCGCCGTGGTGTTGTTACCAGCGTTCGCGGCCTTGGACGCCAACAGCGTGGCTTCCATGTCGCGCTTCAGTTCCGCACCGTTCTTCGCCATCTGATAGGCAAGTTCGGAACGGCGACCAGCCTTGTCCACGCTTTCCAGGGTACCGGAGATCACAACCGTCTTACGGCTGATCTGCGTGTAGTTACCCAGGCGAGAAGTGGCCGTCACGGCATCAAAGGACGAAATATCATCGCCTTCAAGCGCCGCATTGGTGGTGGAAGCCGCCGCCAGGCTGTCCGTCTGCCACTCGAAGAACGTGTTCTTCACGTTCACGCGGGCAGTGTTAGACTGGAGCGGGGTTTCTTCCGGCGAGATGTTGTAGATCACATTCGCCAGGTCTTCACGGATGCCCTTGGCATCATAACGCGTGAAGGTGTTGGTAACGATAGTCATAGCCTATATCCTTTCAGAGAAGCGCCGCTAGAACACTAGCAGCATCGTTGACAGTCCCGGTTTTAGCGAGACGCTGCTTTGCACGGGTTACATCTGAAACACTTCTATTCCCCGGCGCGGACGCCTGAGAACCCGGCTTAACTGGACGCATTACCTGTTGAGGCTTCACCGCCGCCTGCGCCTTGCGCTGGCCTTGATCGTAAAGCATGGCTTTACGCAAGATCGCAACGTGTTCAGCCTTGTGCAAACTGTTGATCTCAACTTCATTAAGACCTTGGTTTGTCAGCCAATCACGAAGCTGCTTCTTGCCCTCAGTGGCAATTTTCTCATCCTTCCATTCGGGAATAACCTCTGGAAGGCGAGCCGCCTGTTCAACCAGAATGGCTTTCATCTGCTCGGCAGTCTGTTGCTCGAAAGTCTGGTTCAAACGATCCTGTTCAGCCTTTATCGCTGACATTTTCGCTGCCCGGTCTTCCTGAGCCTTTCGCCATTGCCGCTCCAATCGAGTAGCGTTAATCGGGTCTTCTTCATAAAGACGATCCCAATCAGGCTGCTGCTCGATCTGCGCGGTGGACTGCAACTGCTGCTGTAAGGCCCCTAGAAGCGTCGCATACTGCGCCCGCTCTTGCCGGATGGCTTCAGCCTCCGCATGGAACGCTTTGCGTTCTTCCGCCAGTTGCTGCGTCTTCCGGCTATAGTCCGCCTGCCGCGAATAACCCCGCGCCAATTCGTCAAGCGTGACCTCTACTTCCTCGCCAGCGACCTTTACTTTGATCGACTCGGGAAGCCTTTCTTGAGGTTGCTCCTCGTCCTGGGCTTCGTCTTCACTTTCAGCGGTTTCCTCAACGGTTTCATCAGAAGCCTGCGCCTCTGTTGCCTCCGTCTCGGTGCCCTCCGCTTGCGCTTCGGGCTGCTGCGCCTCACCGACCTGGGTGTCACCGTCATCGGTGGCCAGAATATCGGCTATGGCATCTTGTGCCTGGTGGATGCCGATCCCTTGTACGGGGTTGCCGGACGATTCAGACATCAAATTTCATCCTCTCTCAAAAACGCCTTTCGGCGATGGCTGCGGCCACTTTTCCGCTATCAATAACGGATTGAAGCGCCCGCAAGAACTCCTGCATCCCACGCATCGTTGCGTGGATATACTTCTGGTCAGCCTCAAACTTGGCGACCTTCCACTCATCAAACAACTGCTTTTCGACCAATTCCACCGCCGCCTTCAGCGTCGGATCATTCATCAGCCGGAGAGCGTCGTTCCCTGCCGCAATCTGCGTGGCAAAATCAACCATAAGGACCACCCGCCATAGAACCCGGCGCCATATTGGCCCCCATCACTTGCGGCACTTGTTGACGCTGCATCATCTGCATCTGGCGCATCGCCTCACGATCACGCTCCATAGAAGCCCTGATCTGCGCCACATCAATCTGCGCGCCATAACGGGCCTGCATTTCCGCAATCTTCACCATTAGATCGGCTTCCATCTGATCGCGCTGCAAGTCGTCCTTGCGGACCATTTCCTCGCGGCGCAACTCCAATTCAGCCGCCTTCTTCTGAATATCAGCCTGGATCGCCGCCATCTGCGCCTGGGCCAGCATTTCTTCCGGCGAAGGCTTGGGCTGCTGCGGCGGCATTGGCGGCATCTGGGCCGGATCGCTGAAGAACTGCGTGGCGTCCTTGAAGCCAGAAAGCGCCAATATCTGCGCCAAGGTATTCCGATACTGGGCCAAGCTGACCAGCGGATTATCCATCCCCGCCTGCTGCAAGATTTGCTCCTGCTTGGCGAGAACCGTGGTCAGCACCGCAACCTTTTCCTGCTCAGACCCACCGCCAAGCGCGATATTGATAATCACATCCATATTGGCGTCCCAGCTGCGCGGATCAACCGGCACAAACTGCCCACGCAGCCGAACCATACGCTCAGCGCGCTGGTTCTGGACCGCTAACTTCAGCAAGCCCGTGAACAGCCGCTTCATGCCGCTTTCCGCAAAGATACGGGCAATCAACTCAATCCGCTGCTGGGAAGCCGATACAGTAGCCGCAACCGCCGCGCGGGTAGAGGACTGCAAACTATCAGCCGCCAAGCCAGCCGCAGCCTTGGTGATGCCCGTGCGGCTTTCCCTCATGCTGTCCATATAGTCCAACATCGGAAACGCCTGCTGGCCCACAAACGGCATGGAGAACGGCTGAACCATCCCCGGCGCCCGCATACGGATAACACCACCCACTTCCGTATTCAGCACATCATCAACATTCACCTGACCCTCGACCACGCCAACACGCGGATGGATCGCAAGCGCCAGGCTGTCCAGCATATTCCGCTGGATGTTGGACTTGATAAGCTGAATGTCCATCACCTGATCGGCGACAGACAAACCAAAGAACGTATGTGGCTCAGGGTCCGGGCAGAACACCGCGAACGGAATCATGTCCGCCGGTTCATTCCGCATAACCTCATAACCCTGGCCAACCGTGCAAATGCGGCGCAATTCCGCAATGCCATCGCCATCCATGTCGATCCGTACATAGGACTCAACATAGAGAACCTTCTTCGCCGCAATGTCAGAACGGTTGGCGAGTTCAATGGTGGCTTGCGGATTACGAATAAACCGCTCCTCATTGTCCTCTAACTCGTCAACTTCATTGGCGTAAGGCTCAACCTCGTCCTTATCATACCCCATCGCCACCAACTCGCTCACCGTGGCAATACGGCGATGGGCCACAATAGACGCATCATCCAGGCTGATGGCGTCGCGGCTCACCAGCAATTCTTCGGGAGGCACCGCCGCAATACGCAGCCGCCCCTTATCTTCCCGGCGCACCACACGCACATCATACATGGCTGGCCCCGGCAGACCAGTTTGCGGATCGACGTCACCAGCGTAAGCCACCATAACCTGAACATCACAAGAAGGATCAGAGTTAAGGACCGCCAGCGCCGTATCATCCAAGCCACTCATATCAACGGTTTGCACTTCAACCTGGGAATCCCAAAAGAACTTGATAATCCCCATCTTCCGCACCAAGGCGTCCTTGAAGGCGGAATAGAAAATCTCAAAACCCGGATTGTCCCGCGTCAGCACATAATTGATGTAATCCGTCGCCTGCTCCGCCGCCGCTACATCTTCGGCGCCATTGGGGGCGAACTCCACAATCTTCTGGCTACCAAAGAACACACGCATCAGGCTCGGCAGGATCGCCTGAACCGTGTCCCGCACATCGCGGCTGACAACCTGAGAACGCCCGTCTTCCTCATTCCCAAATGGCGCACCCCGGTAGTACTCAGTCGCCATCGCCCGCAACGGCGAAATGGTGTTATCAATGTAATCCACCGCATCGTCGATTTCCGAGGCGACAATTGCCTGAATGTCGATCTCATTCGGCAAGTCAGCATCCATCCCCGCATCAACCGCCATATCGGTCATGCTCTCGGTGATGGTTTCGACCAAATCGGAAATCTTGGGGTCCATTGTCTATCCAATCAATCTTTTGATTCGGCCTCGGTTTCTTCCTCACTCTCGCGCGGAAGCATAACCTTCGCCATCAACACAACCTCACGCTGGCGCTTGGTCATCGGCTTGGTAATCGGCCCGCCAACTAACCACGCACTACACGTCCGCGATGCCGCGCACTTGAACTCCAACAATTCGCAATAACCCAAATTCGCCGCTTCAGACACTTCGGGCGCATACGTCTCATCGTTGCTTTCTTCTCCCTGGATGCCCTTAACAATGCACGCCATCATTTCCGGGGTCTGGATGAACGCGGCGCAATTACCACACCGCATCGTCTTAGCCTCATCAGCAGTCGTATTCCATTCCTTCGCCCGGAGTTTCCAGAAGAAATCATCCTCGCTATTCGGGTTCGCAGGACCATAACCGAAGTCCTTAAACGCCCGGTCACGGTACTCAATGTTTTCTTCAAGATCATAGGTTGCCTTCGGGCATTCCATCACACCAACTCCGTAATTGATAGAATAGGCTGACCCGCGCCATTACCCTTGATGACCGCCAGCTTGTGCCCAGGGCGAACCGCAATCGTCTCCACCCAATCCTTGGGAATAATCGAACTGGAAGTGGTGGCAACCGGATCGGTATTCACCGAAAAATGGACATGGTGATTAGTAACCGCAATTCTAATCGCCGTGGTTGTGGAAGCAAAAGCAGCAGACTGCTGGCTGGTGTCAGAAACCGAAATCACCGTGGCGCCATCCAATTCAAAAACCTGGGGGATGGAATACCCGTTGTCGTCCTTTAGCTGGCGGCTCATTTGGATTTTCCTTGGTTTCTGGCTGAAATGGCCTTCGCCTTGGCCTTGGCGTCCGCCTTACTGGAAGCACCCCACGCCTGCAACGATTTCAGCAAGCGGGTGGGTTCGCCCTTCGCGTCACGCTCTGGCCCCGGCATATTGCCCATCCGCGCCAGGAAACTAGCCCGGCGGGGATTGTCCCCCGCCTTCACCGGCGCCTTCAAATTAGAACCCGGATTAGCCGCCTCATAAGAACGGCGCCCAGCCTCATTCAAACCCCCTGACGGGTTCTTTCCGGCTTTCCGCGTCCAGGCTGGGGATTTCATCCAATCCGCCCCTCAAAAATCATGTCCAAGGCCCCAATCGGCAACCGCAACACAACCGCCGCCGCATCCATGACCCCGTAACTAAATAACACATTTTCGGGGGTAATTACCAACCCCGCGTTAAATTCAATCTGCTCGCCCTCAAACAAGAAAATCGGGGACACCCGCGTCACATCCCAAGTGTCAGCATCATACTCCACCAGCCGGTGCGCGTAATAGATCGGCTTCCGCCCGTTCTTCTCGCCAAAACGGCGATGTAAACACGTCACCAAACGGCCTTTATACGGCACAATCTGGCTGGATCCGCTCCACCCCACCAAATCTGCCCGGCCATCCCCGTAAAACACGGGCTCCAACATCTGGCTACCGCCAAACTTGTACACAGAAATCGGGCAAAACCAATGCACTAGCTTCAAATCTTGATTAGATACATAAATACCCCAGTTTTTTTCCTTTTTCTCGTTTAGCGGCGACAAAAGCACCTGTTTCTCCGCCATAACCGGCGAAACTGGCGCTAAAATCATCGTATTGGCGTCATTTCTGGTGGAATGCCCGCTGGCCAAGCCCCACCAGGCGCCTTTCCAAGCGAAAAGCCGCATATCCTCCAGCCCATCTTTGCAGATGGGGGACTGCCGGATCTCCGTATCATCGATCTGGACCGCCGATAACTGCGCCAAGCTGGCGGCATCCAAATCCACCAGCCAATTCACCGTATCCGGCGCGCTGCCCTTGATCCAAATAGACCCGGTGGGGAGCAAACGGTAATTCACCGTCCGCACCACCGCCCTGATCTTGTCGCCATCCCACGCAATAGATGGATTACAAGCCGCCAATTTACTTGGCAGCTTGATCTCCACCCGCTCCGCACCAGGGAACTGGCTTAAAATCACGCCACTTTCTCGAACAGCATCAGCGTATTCCGGCCCCAGGGCGCCGGTTTGCGCTTGGTACTCTCCTGAAACATGGCGCTTTCCACCACCAGATTACGGAAACCATGCTGGCCAAACTTCTCTATCCAGTACTCCGCCGTCTGCTCATTCACATGGTGGTGCCCACCCTGGCCGGGCACCGCATGACACATCAACACCCGATCCGCACACCGCATGGTGGCAAACCAATTGTCCTCATACCGCGCGTCAACGTGTTCCACGAACTCCGTCGATATACACAAGTCAAACCGCTGCCCAATGTCCAGCGGTCCCTTGGTATAGTCATGCAAGATAATCGGCCCACACTTCGCCTTCAGA